GGCAAACTTGCTGACCAGGTCATACACCCCTTTCCCGATGCCGGTTGTGTCGATCCCGATGTAGGTAATATTAAAGCGGCGCATAAGCTGGCGTATCTGGTCAGCCTGCCAGCTAAAGTTAAAGCCCTGCCATTGCCAGCAGGCCAGCACGCGGAATCGTTCACCGTCGTGAATGGGTGGCGCAATTATCACAAAAGTGGAGTTGTCGCCGGAGCGCGACGGGTCGAAGCCCGCCCACACTTCGCGGTTACCGAATGGCCGCGCGGCGGTCGGGTCATAATCGCCCCAGGTTGCCCGATCCACTTCGCAGCCGACCAGCGTCGAGAATTTGAAGACCGCGTCTTTGCTGTCAACAAACTGGCACATGTAGAGCATGGCGAACGCGGTCGGGTTGTACTTGTTGCGAAGCCGCTCAATATCGACGAGCGCACCCAGCCCACCTTTGATAGCGTCTTCCATCGTGATGATGTAGCGCCAGATCCCGTCCGGGCAGATGATGCCCTGGCGCATGGCGTTTTCTTTCGGAAACTCAATCCCTTTTCGCTTCGGATCGTCGCCGCGCCATTCTTCGCCAGTCCATACCGGGTAGGCCTGGTGCGTCTTCGCGCTGGGCGTTGAAAAGTAGGTCGTTCTGTATTTGTTGTGCGTAGCCATTGCGCTGGCAACTTCGTGCAGGCGCGTGAATTTCGGGATCCAGAAAACTTCATCACCGTACAGGTGGCCGTTAAAGCCCTGTGCGGTGCTGGCGTTAGTCGACAGAAAGCGCAGGATTGCGCCGTTGCTGAGGCGGATATTTTTGCCGGTCAGCGTGATGCCGAAATGGTTCTGCGCAATCTGGACTATGTATTCACGGAAGATTTCCGACTGTGCGCGGGATGCGGAGAAAAAGACCTGGTTATCACCGCTGATTACAGCGTCTTCAAAGGCTTCCCATGCAAAGTAGTAGGTCATACCAACCTGGCGGCTTTTCAGGATAAAGCGCCAGTCTTCGCCTTTATGCTCGCGGCAATGTAGCTGATATTCGAAAAGATGTTCCCGCGCCCAGGTGTCGAGCATTTCAGGTGTCAGCCCGGAAACGTCGTTTTTCTTATACCGGCGCTTTCCTTCTCTTTCCCCCGGTTCCCCGCCTGCGCTACTGAGGCAGTAGCCTTCACCGTCATAGGATGCTTTTTTGGCCTGAATTTCGGCCAGTTTTTCGGCGTGCTTATTGCGCTGCGCCATGAGCTTGACGTGATGGGCAATCAGATCGCGGAGTTCTTCCAGTTCCAGCGCCGTTTTTTTCTCGCGGCGGGAAAGCTGGTCAATGCGTCGGGCGATGACGTTTTCCACTGATTCGACGGGCAGCAGTGATGCCCACTCCCCGACGTCAGCCCAGTGGTATATGGTGCGCGGTGGAATATTCAATTCCTGCGAAATATCTTTCGGCGTCCAGCTTTTAATGTAAAGCGTGCGGGCCGCTTCTTTTAATTCATCGGAATATTTAGCCATGAAGCTATTATGACGGGATTATTTGACCAGCCCGATAACTAAATATCGGCAAAAAGTGGTTATCCATTTATAACCGAATGCATAAGAAATAAAGCGGTCGCGACATTATTTTTAATTGGCAATACTGACCATCACAAACGAATTGTATTATTCATTTCATTATCAAAGGTCAGTTATGACGCAACCCAGTTATCGAACTGATTGGCTATGCATCGCCACATCCGGGCAGGCCGTTGACGGTCGCACCATTGAGGCGCAATGGTTAATTGACGCTGCGGAAACCTATTCCCGCAAAACCTACACGGCAATGATTTGGCCGCATCATCCGCAATACGATATTGGCGAGCGTGAATTTACCTGCAACCTGGGCGAAGTGGATGCGCTAAAAGTTGAGACGGAAGGTGACGTCACCAAATTATATGCCCAGTTAATCCCTAACCAGTTCTTAATTGATGCCAACCGCATGGGGCAAAAGTTATTTACGTCTGCCGAATTTGTCACTGATTTTGCAGGTAGCGGACGTGAATATCTTTTCGGGCTGGCCGTTACGGATATTCCGGCAAGTCTGGGAACTGAAAAGCTTAAATTTATTCTGGCTGGAGAAGAAAAGGACGCAGAGCGCGGAAGCCTGGAAACATTCAGCCTGGGAAATTTGCAGAAAAGTAAAAAAGATTCTTTCTGGTCGCGACTGTTTTCGGCCAGCAAAGATTTTACGCCAACACCAGAACCTAACACCGACAAGCCCAATGAGGGCGAGGAACAGAAAATGGAAGAGTTAAAAGCCCTCATCCAGCAACTGCTGGATTTAGTCAAAAGCGGCAAAGACGCTGCCACTGGCGACGCTGACAACGTCGACACGCCAGAGCAGGCGGCCGAGGAAGTGGCAGATATCGCCGCTGATATCGCCGAAGCTGCGGCAGAAGTTGCCGATCTTGCCGAGGAAGTGGCAGAGAACCCGGAAGACGAAGTCAAAGCGGCGGAGTTCAGCGTTGCAAAAGCCAACCTGGCTAAAGCAATGAAAGCGTTCAACGTGACCCCGTCTAAACGCCCGCGCCGCACCCGTCACCGTGAGTTTTCAGCACGTCGCCAGTCTGGTGGTAACCAGATGGACACGCTGACCACACAACTGACCACCGTACTGACGAAGCTGTCAGCGATGGAAAGCGGCGGCACGCAGCGCCCGAATAATGCGCCAGGCGGCAGCAAAAAGCCGTTTGACTTCTGTTAATCATTTTTCTTTCCAGGGATAAAACGAAATGCAATTAACCCCAAAAGCAGAGCAGATGTTGCGTAAGTACGCCGCAGGCCTGGCGAAAGCCAACGGCCAGCCGGATACGTCGCGATTCTTCTCGCTGACACCACCTAAAGAAACCCAGTTGCGTGATGCGCTGCTGGCAAGTTCTGAATTCCTGCGCCTGCTGCCTAACGTGCTGGACGTGGACCAGATCACCGGCCAGGTGGTAACCACCGGCCAGGTGGGCATCTACACCGGCCGCAAAAAAGATGGTCGCTTCTCGCGTGCGATGGGCGTGGGCGGAAACGAATATAAGCTGGCCGAAACGGATTCCGGCTCTTATTTGTCATATTCCATGCTTGTGACCTGGGCTAACGCGGGCAGTGAAGACGAGTTCTTCCAGCGCATCCAGGCGAACAGCAATGAACAATTTGCACTGGATATGCTGCGCGTGGCGTTCAACGGTGTAGAAGTTGCAGAAAACACCGACCCGGAAGCGAACCCGAACGGTGAAGACGTTAACATCGGCTGGCACAAAATTGTTAAGGACCGTTCAGCCGAACAAATCATCACCGGAGACGTCACTATCGGCGGCGCGAATGCTGATTTTATGGGGCTGGACGCAGCGGTCACCGATCTGGTGCATAGCTGCATTTATGAGCCTTATCGCAATGACCCGCGTCTGGTTGTGCTGGCATCCGCTGACCTTATCGGCGCAGACGTCACCACGCTGATGAATAAGATTGACCGTCCGACTGAGAAAGTGGCGGCGCAGTTGATTGGCCGCCAGATCGCTGGCCGTACCGTTTACACCCCGCCGTTTATGCCGTCTGGTCGCCTGATCGTCACCACGCTGGACAACCTGCATATCTACACCCAGCAGGGAACCCGTAAGCGCAAGGCCGAATGGAACGACGACCGCAAACGCTTTGAAAATAACTACCTGCGTATGGAAGGATACGCCGTCGAGCATGACGAGCTTTACGCCGCATACGACAAAATTACCCTGGCAACCGACGCGCCAGCTTCAGGCGGGGGCGAATAATCATGGCTCTTTCCCTGTGTCAGCGACACCGCGCACGCATTAAGACCGCAAAGACGCTGGATAAACGCGAAGCCCTGGCGTCGTCGCCGGTTAGCTTTCACCTGCAAATGCTGGAACTGGCAAAAGATGTTGAGCAACTCCGCAGCCTGCCGCGCACCGAAGACCGCATCGAATTTAAACGCGATGTGTTGTTGCCGCGCTGGATGCCGACCGTTGAGTCCTATCTTGCCGATGATGCCCGCTTCGCAAATCCGGCCCTGGTCTACTGCGTGATCTGGTTGTTCGACACGGGGGAAATGAGCCAGGCGCTCGACTGGGCCGACGTGGCTATCACTGAAAACCAGGCGATGCCGGAAAACTTCAAAAGTACCATGCCCGCCTTTGTGGCCGATACGGTGCTGGAGTGGGCAACGCTCCAGGCGGAAGCCGGTCACAGCATCGAGCCGTATTTCGGGCGCACGTTTGAAAACATCCGCGAAAAGTGGCGTTTGCACGAAGACATTAACGCGAAATGGTTCAAGTTCGCGGGGCTTTATCTGCTGCGCGACGAACGGGGCCGCCCGCGCGCCACTGCCGTGGATGATGTGGAAACGCTTGAACAGGCCGATGCCCTGCTGGCCCAGGCGCACGCCTTTAACAATAACTCTGGCGTCAGGACCGCACGCGACAAGATTCGCGCCCGGATTAACAGCCTGACAAAGCAATAACGACTCCCGCAAGCCGGGACGGGCGCGGGGGAGGCATCAACCCTTTTGGGTTGTTGGCTATGGATCCCGTTAGCCCGTTTCTTTTGCAAACAAGGTGTAAACCATGAGTGGTCCAAGTTTCAGCATTAGCGGCAAGCCGTTAACGGTCACGCCAGCCGTGATCACCAATGGCGTGACGTTCTGGCCTGATTTGGATCTGGCTGAATTTCAGGCGTCGCGCACCCTGCCCGCTGACCTGCCGCCAGACACCGCAGGCGTTGCCCTGCTGGCCGCCATTGCGGAGGTAAATACGACGCTGGCCGACGTGGTGGCCTACTGGAACGGGAAAGGATGCGAGCGGGCCGCCGATGTACCGGGCGCAAAGCTGAGAGACGAAAACCAGTTAACAGCCCAGTACAAAAAAGCAGTTTATGCGCGTGCAAAAGCCGATTTGCTGGGCGAGTTCGCCACAATCGGGCGACGTGAGTCGCACCCGGGCCAGGAAAGCCTGGACACCCGCGCCAATCTGCTGGCCGAAGCGGCCAACGTGATGCGCAACATGCTGCAACAGCCACGCGTGGGGGTGCATCTGATATGAGCCAGCTTGAGAGCCTGACGGCGTTTATCACGGCGAATTTGCCCCCCGATGCCATGCAGATGTTTTCCAGTTCAATGGACGATTGCGAACTAGTCCGCAGCGCCAAAGCGCTGGGGAACAATCAGCGCCGCATCGGTGTGCTGACGTATAGCGCCCGCTTGTCGTGGGATAACTTCCCGTTTCGCGAATATTCGCCGGGGCTGATTTATGCCCTGGTGCTGGCCTGGGTGGATGAACATGCCAACGATCTGCGCGACGAACTGAAATTACCCGATCCCACAGTGGACCCGGAGTTCGACGACGAAGGAAGCTGCATTCTTGATGTGGTGGTCGGGCTGGCTGATCCGGTGATTATCCGCGAAGTGGACGACGGCCCAATCCCGTTCAGGGGCAAATCGTGGGACATCGTCAACCCGGAAATCTGGGTCGCGGAGGAAGCGGAATTCGTTGTCCAGCGTGGTGACGCGTCGTGATCCGTGGGGAGCTAAACCAGCAACAGCTTAAGCAAATGCGCGAAGCGCTGGCAAAAGCTGATCTGCCACCACGGAAGCGCCAGCGCCTTTTGTGGCGCATCGCAAAGCTGGGAATTATTGCGGCCGCCAAACGTCACCAGCGCCAGCAGGCTGCCCCGGACGGCACGCCGTGGGCCCCGCGTAAGCGCGGCAAAGGGAAGATGTTAAAGGGATTGCCCAAGCTGCTGGCCGTCCGGGAAATGCCGGAAATTCAGGGCGTCAGGGTTTATCTCAAAGGCGGCAATTATCGCAACGGAAATAAGCCCGTCGCGGCGGGTCTGGTCGGTGCGGTCCAGCAGGACGGTGCGCGGATCCAGATGAAGGCCAGCAACGCCCCGCGTAAACCGCAGACGAATCAGCCAGCGCTTCCGCGCCAGGCAAAGCGACTGCGGGCGCTGGGGTACAAGGTCCGCAAGGGCAAGCGCTGGGTGAAACCGTCCAGCAAACAAATCATGGAAACCATGAGCATGGCGCAGGCCGGGCTGGTTATCCGCAAGCTGAAAGGCACACCGGCCAAACGCACATGGACCATAGACATTCCGGGGCGCGTTTTTCTGGGTGTCAGTAACGACGAATTTAACCAAATCATAGCGCGGCAAATGCAGG